GCTGATACAGAAGTTCCTGTAGGATCTTACATGAAGGCTGTTTTTCCAGAGTACAGATTTAAAGCAGAAAATGGAAATTACTATGTACCTTCTCGTGGCACAAAAGGTAAAAAAGGAACTGGTGACTCCATTAAAATACCAGACCAAGAAACTAGAGATATGCTTATAAAAGCAGGGTTTTTAGCAAAGGGTTCAAAAGCTAAAACAATAAAAGCTGTAGCTGCTAGACCCGGATGGCATGCAGGTGACAATCCAACAGCAGCGCATATTGGTCCTGAAGTTAAGATAGATGGCAAGAGTTATAAGATAAGAGGTGGTGATCAAGTCTGGGCAGAAGTAGAAATGCCAGCAGACGTAGATTGGCAGGAAATAGCAAACAGTCGTGCTCTTCTAAAGAAAGATGGTACACCAAATGTAAAAACCGCTCACATTACAGATGAATTACCTTTTGGGGGTTATTACAGGTACAAGACAAATCCTAATATGCAGGGTAACTGGCTTATTAGTGGCGAGATGAAAGTAAACCGTATTCTAGATCGTGACGAAGTTAAAAAGTTAAATACAGAGGCTGGTGTAGAAGATTTACCTACAGAGGCAGAATTAAGAGAAAAGCTAGGCAAAGGTTTTGCCTCTGGTGGATTAGTAGGAGCAGATATGTATCAAGGTGTAGATGATTATCAAATGGCAGAAATGGGCGCAGGTATGAAAAAAGACCAAACACAAATGGCCTTTGCGCTGGGAGGCTCTGTAGAAGAAGTAGATCCAGTCTCAGGTAATGAAGTACCTACTGGGTCATTACCAGAAGAAGTACGTGATAACATTGATGCTAGACTAAGTGAAGGTGAGTATGTCGTACCTGCTGATGTTGTGCGATTCTTTGGTGTTAAGTTCTTTGAAGACCTACGTACACAAGCTAAGATGGGCTTTTCTGATATGGAAGCTAATGGTCGCATCGGTGGAGAGCCTGTACCAGCAGAGGGTGGCTTACCGTTTGACGTTTCTGAGCTACAAGCAGAGGACATTCAAGATGAGCCTATGATGATGAACGAGGGTGGTGATGTTACAACCATGACACAGCCTGACTTCATGCAAGGTTACACATTGCCCAGCGCAGGTCAAACACAAGAGTATAAGACTTACGTTAACGAACAGGGCTTGACAATGACGATTAGATTTGTTAATGGTCAACCTACAGTTGCAATACCAGCAGGATATACTGAGGTAGGTAAGGAACAACCAGCAGCTACTACACCTACTAGTGACCGTGATAGGGAAGCTGATAGACCTATTGAAGTAAGTAAACGTGACATTCCAGACTATTCAAGTATACCTGAAGGTAAAGAAGAAGCAGACTCTTGGTTCAGTTCAGTTCAAAAAGAGATAATGGGGGCTAAGAGTTTAGGTGGTGCATCTGTACCTGTTATTGGTTTAGCTCAAGTAGCGCATAGGAAAGATATAGGTAAAAAGTTAGACGCTCTGTTAAAAAGAGAGGATGTAACTGAGGTTAATAAAACAAAAGTTCAAACCTTGTTAGATCAACTTAATGGTGAAAATGAGCCAGACTTCTTAGGTGGACTTACTAACATGGCTGATAGTATTAAGTCTGGTGTTAGTACCGCTGCGGATAACTTTAGAAACAGGGCGGGTATGTTCTATGATCCACTTGAAGATGTTTCAGACACTGCATTAAGAGATTATGGTAAAGTAGACGAACAAGGTAATAAGCAACTTCAAACAAAAGAAGAGCGTCAAAAAGATAAGGACCAGTCTCTATCAAATGCTATGACTAGAGGTGGTACAGACGCCTTTCATAAACAAGCTAGTGAGAACTACAGAGCAGATATGGAAGCTGCTGGATATACAGCTACACCAACAGGTTTTGTTAAGGAAGACAAGGAAGAAGAAAACACAGGCGGTGCTCCCGTTTAACTATAAGGCTACCCGGCAATAATGCTGGCCCCAACATAAAGGAACTACAACTATGTCAATGGCAGAACAAACTATTATTAAAGCAGACAGCTATGCACATGATCGCAACCAACAGTTGCTTGAGAAAGAAGAACGCGAACTAGAGGCACTCATCAAGGGTGAGCAGGTCGATGAAGAAGCAGAAGATAATCAGGAACCCGATAGCCAAAGCGCTGAGAACACCCAAGTTTCAGATGAGAGTAATACGGAACAAAAAGAAACACGGTCTGTGGAATCCAAAGAGTCTGAAGAAGTTGATACAGAGTCAGATGGACTAAGTGCTGAAGAGAAGTCTTTCAAGAAGCGCTATGGTGATATCCGTAAACTCCTACAGAATAAAGAGAAAGACTGGGAAGCTAAGTTTGAAAAGCTACAGGGTCAACTTGATAAAGCTACTAAGAATGAACTGGTTCTTCCCAAGTCTAAGGAAGAGATTGAGGCTTGGTCATCTAAGTACCCTGATGTCGCTGGTATTGTGGAAGCTATTGCAGAGAATAAAGCTGCTGAAAAAGCTTCCTCTTTGGATAGTCGCCTCAAAGAAATAGAAGAGCTACGCACACAAGCTAAGAAAGAAAAAGCTGAAGCGGAGCTTATGTCTTTACACCCTGACTTTGAAGAGATCCGCTCCTCAGATGAGTTTCATAACTGGGCAGAGAAACAACCTAAAGTTGTACAGGATGCTCTATACGAGAACTCTGAGGATGCTAAGTCTGTAGCAGTAGCTATCGACTTGTATAAGTCCCACAAGGGTATTAAGTCTAAACCTAATAACAGCGCAGATAAGGCAGCAGCCTCTTCTGTAAAGAGTAAAAGCAGAACTACCGTAAATGATGATGAGAGTAAAAACTTCTGGCGTGAATCTACTGTCGCTAAAATGAGTGACAAAGAGTTTGAGAAGCACCATGAAGAGATACATGAAGCTCAGAAATCTGGTAAGTTTGTATATGATTTGTCAAAATAACTGTTGACAATAGGTACGAGTTGAATATAACTTGTATTGAGTACACTTTAAACGTGTATTTTAACTAAGACTCTAGCCACTACTAGACTACCCAAATACGTTTGACCTCTGTTACACAGGTAGGCATACCTAAATAACAGACTACTCAGATAAGTTTGGCCTCTGCTGTGGATATGATGATCTATAACTTTAACGGTCATATCTATAAGGAGATTTATTATGGCTGCATTTGGAAAAGCTGGAAGCTATACCAACCTTGACAACGGAGTATTCTCCAGCGTCATCTATTCAAAGCAAGCACAAATTGCGTTTCGCAAGGCTGCTACAACTCAAGCGATTACTAACTCTGAGTATTTCGGGGAGATCGCAAACCAAGGTGATACGGTTCGCATTCTTAAAGAGCCTGATATCACAGTGAATGCATTGCTACGTGGTACTACCGTTTCGGCGCAAGACCTCGTTGATAATGACTTTCAGTTGACTATCGACAAAGCCAACTACTTTGCCTTCAAGCTTGACGATATTGAAGAGCAGCAAGCCCACCATGACTTCATGCGTTTATCATCTGATCGTGCAGCCTATAAAATGGCTGATGCTATGGATGCTGACGTATTGTCATATATGTCTGGTTACACTACTGCTGGTGCGGTAATTAGTGCTGTAAGCGGCACTGCTTCACACCAAACAGCGGGTGACTTGACAGGTGAACTTCTGACTGCTAACAAGTTGGATATGTCAGACTTCGGAAACATCACTACTTCTGCTTCTGCAGGTACAACTGGTGACTCAATTCCGTTGGCCCCTCGCTTTGGCGGTGCAACTGCTGCATCAGCAACCACAGCAACACCTTTGCAAGTCGTAGCTCGTATGAGCCGTGTACTTGATCAGGCTAATGTTGATACTCGTGGGCGTTGGCTGTGTGTTGACCCGGTATTCATGGAGCTCTTAAAAGACGAAGATTCTCGCGTTTTGAACGCTGACTTCGGTGGTGCAGGACTGCAAAACGGTCTGGTACTTAACAACTTGCATGGCTTCCGTATCTATCAGTCAAACAACCTTCCTGCGAAGGGTACTGGCGCTGGTACTACAGGCGTAACTGCACAGGACGATAACTATGGCGTTATTGTAGCTGGACACGACTCCGCTGTTGCAACTGCACAGCAACTCAACAAAGTTGAGACTTACCGTGACCCAGATTCATTCGCTGATATTGTTCGCGGTATGCACCTTTACGGGCGTAAAATTCTACGTCCAGAGGCTCTGGTTACTGCAGTATACAACGCTGCTTAATACACCTATAAACATGGGGGCTGGCTACATGCTGGCCCCTTTGTGCTTATTTTAAAGGGACACTCCTATGGCAATCACTACAGCGATGTGTAACAGCTTCAAGCAAGAGCTACTTGGGGGCGTTCACGATTTAGATACCAACACACTTAAAATTGCTCTAATCAAAGCTTCTCCTACGGGTACGTATGGTGCAGCTACAACTAATTATAGTGACGTTACAGGTAACTCAGATGAGGCTACTGGTACTAACTACACTACAGGTGGCAACACTCTGGCTGGCGCTACTATTTCACTAGATGGCTCTACGGCTATCATAGACTTTACAGATACAACTTGGGCATCTGCTACAGTATCAGCAGACGGTTGTATCATCTATAACACTTCACAAGCAAACAAATCTATTGCTACTATTGACTTTGGTGGTACTAAGACATCTACTAATGGTGACTTTGTGGTACAATTCCCAGCAGCAGCAGCATCTACTGCAATTATTCGTATCGCATAAGGGAGCATAGTTATGGCTCTTGTTGTCAAGGATAGAGTAAAAGAGACTACTACAACTACAGGCACAGGTGCTATAACTCTTGCTGGCGCAGTAGCTGGCTTTCAAACTTTCAGTGGTGTTCTTTCAGATAGTGATACTACATATTATGCTATCGTACATAGGAACACTGCTGAGTTTGAAGTAGGTTTAGGTACTTACAGTTCAAGTACTCTTACACGTACTACTGTCTTAGAGAGTAGTAACAGTGGTAGTGCAGTTAACTTTACTGCTGGCACTAAAGACATATTCATCACTTACCCTGCTGAGAAGTCAGTATACTTAGATGCTAATGATGTACTGTCTGTAGGTAACATTAGTACAAGTGGCTACCTCAGAGGGCCATCTACTTTTACTATTGACCCTGCTGCACATGGCGATGATACAGGTACTCTTGTTGTCGCTGGTAACTTGCAGGTAGATGGTACAACCACCACAATCAACAGTACTACAGTTACAATAGATGATAAGAACCTTGTCTTAGCTAGTGGTGCAGCTAATGCTGCTGCAGCTAACGGTGCAGGGTTGACAGTAGATGGTGCCTCTGCTACATTTACATACAACGCTACAACAGA